TACTTTGCACCTACCTACAAACTTTTAGAGGGAACGTTTAAAGAAATATACCAAAGGGTAGAGCCGATGGTGGTAAAAAAGCATGACAACCAATTTATCGAACTTGTTGGCGGTGGGATGATCGAGTTTTGGTCTATGGAGAATCAGTTAGCAGGACGATCACGAAAGTACAAACGAGCCATCATTGACGAAGCTGCATTTAATAGAAACCTATTCAACACATGGACTGAGGCGATAAGGCCAACGCTTACTGACTTGAAAGGGGACGCATGGTTTATGAGTACGCCAAAGGGTAAGAATGATTTTTATAAGCTGTTCATGCGTGGGCGTGGCGATGAGCCGAACTGGATGTCGTGGCAGATGCCGACAAGCACAAACCCGCATATAGACATTACTGAAATAGAGGACGCTCGTAAGGATTTGCCTGAGTTGGCTTTTAGCCAGGAATACCTTGCCGAGTTTAATGATAATGTGGCTAACCCATTCGGCTTCAATTTCATTAAGATGTGTACCGTACAGATGAGCCATGAGCCAGCGGTATGTTATGGCATTGACTTGGCAAAGTCGGTCGATTGGACTGTTATTATTGGGCTGGATAGATTCGGGCAGGTTTGCCATCTTGATAGGTTTCAAAGGCCGTGGAATGAAACAAAGAATATCATTATGCAGCTGCCCCGCGTACCGCTGCGGATAGATAGCACAGGCGTAGGCGATCCGATTGTTGAGGATATACAGCGAAACCGCGATCAGGTGACAGGGGTTAAGTACACGAGCCAAACTAAACAGCAATTAATGGAGGGGCTTGCCGTAGGGATTCAACAAAGAAAGATTGCTTTTCCTGAAGGGGTGATTACCGCCGAACTAGAATCGTTTGAATATGAAATGACACGCACAGGCGTTAAGTACACCGCCCCGCCTGGGCTTCATGATGACTGCGTGAACGCACTAGCTTTGTCATGGGCAGAATGGCAAGTGACAGGTGGGCAAACTTTTAAATACGTTTTTGTATAATATGAACTGGAACACAATTACACTAAAGCAATACCAGGATATTTACCCTATCTTATTGCGAGACGATTTAACCAATCTAGACAAAGCAGTCCGTGTGCTTTCAACCCTACTTGAAATAAGCGAGGATGAAATCGATAGCTGGCCGCTTAATAAGCTAAACGAGTACCGCAGCGATGTGGCGTTTCTATTCAATGACGAAATACCTAGCAAAGTACCAAAGTACATTTACACCAACGGCAAGCGGTACCGCTTCGTGCATGAAATACAAAAGATGCCCGCCGCTAGGTACATCGAAGCCAAAACCTATTCACAGGCCGATCTTATTGCTAATCTGCATAAGGTGATGGCATCATGCGTAATGCCGCAGCGTAAAACATGGCTAGGGTGGCGAGATTGCAAGTACAACGCTGCCGATCACATGCTATATGCCGAGGATATGAAGCACGCTAAGTTCATGGATGTGCATAACTGCGTGGTTTTTTTTTATCTTGTATTCGCGGAATGGATCAGGACTTCGCAGGACTTTTTGACGAGCCAATTCAAGACGATACTTCCGGAGGATCAGGCAACTGGTTTGGTGAAACTTATGGCTGGATCTATTCAGCCACCCAGGTTGCAGAACACGAACGAATAACGCTAGATCAGGCGTACGAACTCCCTACTTTACAATTCTTAGGCGATTTGTCTTACATAAAGGCAAAGTCCCGCCACGAACAGGAGTTAATCAAAGAGCAGCAAAGGAAGATGGCAAGATAACGCGCATTCGTGTATTTAATGCGTATGCCATCACTAAGGGAAGCACAGGAAAAAGCTAGTAACGTGGCGTTTTATACCAACGTAGGTACTGAACGCAGCGAGGTGCAAATGCTGCCTTTAAACGTCGTTGAAGCCATGATCGGGCTTTATACTATTAAGTTTATCGAAGAGGCAAACCAAAACCTTGCACAAACAAACAGCGTTTCAAGTGGTAAGCTGCAAGATAGCTTAGGTTTTAAAAACACTTTCACAGGGCAAAAATATACGGTTGACTATTTAGCTGAGGACTATTTTAGATTCGTGGATGAGGGTGTGCAAGGTACCGGCCCAGGCAGCATAAACAATACAAGCCCGTTCAGGTATAAGAATAAGATGCCGCCACCAAATGCAATAGAAAAGTGGCTCAAACAAAATAGGGGCAAAGGCAGGGTTAGCGATGTGCGTAAATACGGCTCGGAGGGTGTAGAAAAGAAAAGCATCAAAACAAACATAAGCGATAAAACGCTTTCATTTATCATTGCTCGCAGCATTAAGCGCAAAGGTTTAAAAGCGACTGGATTCTGGTCAAAAGCATGGGCAGAAACATTTAAGGATTTCGATCAGCAAATGAGCAAGGCATTAGGTGAAGATATTAAAATAGAATTAAGAAATATAAACAGGGATGTCAATAACAATTAAGAGCGCACCAGGTACCACGCCGTCAGCGCATGAGAATTTGTGGCATGTAGCGGATAGCACGAACAAAAGTGCATCCGATTTTCAGTACGTTTGGGATATTTACAAAGGCGGTGTATTGCAAGCGAGATTAAAGACGCGGCCTGAGGGTGCGAACGATTACGGCAAGCTAGATGCTTCGCTGGTAGTGAGGTCGCTGCTTGCTGATAGCATCCCACCATCATTGAATTACGAGGCGTTCGGCGCGGAAGCTGGTATTGGTACCGATGTGCTATTCACTACCTATATTATGGCTGTGGGTGAATATGCAAGCGGAAACGTATCAGGCAACCTAGTTTCAGGCAATTACACAGCATACAACTATACAGGCAAAGACATTGCAAGCGCATCGGGTAGTGTGTTAAGCAATAGGCCGCTTCAATCTACAACGGTTGCAGGGCAGCCGCTTGTCTTTACATGGTTTGCAGTTAGCGGGCAATCGTATAGGGTTGACAGAACGCAGGCGGGTGTTACTGACAATTTCACAAAGACAGCGACTACACCATTCGTCGTTTCGCTGCCTTGCACAAATACAAGCGCGGATAGCATGACGCTTGCTGTAAGCGGAGGGGTAACATATACTTTTAAAGTGCTATGCCAATCTAAGTACAAGCCGAGAACGCTGCTATTCCTTAATCGAATGGGCGGCTGGGATTCATATACATTTGCATTAAAGAGCCAACGCAGTATCGATGCTGAAAGAAAGATGCATCAACAAAATGACTGGGCATTGAGTGGCGATAACATGGTGAACACATATAACACTTATACCCGCCGCGAGTCACGCAGGATATATGCAACGCAGTACAAAACTCAGATGGAGTTGAATGCATACCAAACCACTACACAGGAGTACACATGGCTTGAGGAATTAGTAACATCGCCGGCTGTTTATTTATGGGATACCGATGCGAACGTTTGGGTGCCATGCATGGTTACCGATACGAATTACCGCCCAATAGATGTGCTACTTGATAAAGGCGAAACATTGAAGCTAACTATTGAACTAAGCAAACAAGACATAACTCAGTACCGATGAACTTTGAACTTTATGTGGAGGGTGAATTAGTGGATATTGACGAACGCATTAGCGTTCAGCTTTCATATGCGATTGACGATGTGGCGAACTTTGCAAGCCGTGAAACAGCGTTTAGTAAAACAATCGTACTGCCTGGCACAAAGCGCAATCATGCGGTATTAGGTTACCTATACGACAATGCGACTGCAAACAGCTACAGCCCTGCATCTTCAAACATTGGCAGGAATTACAACGTCGCACAAATCGCACGCGCTGAGTTGCGCATGAATGGGATGCTAATGATTAAAGGATCGTTTAGGGTTTTGTCAATAATTAAGGATAGGGATTTTGTAGAATATGAAGCCGCTTTGTTTGGTGAGTTAGGTGGGTTTGCTGCTGCCATAGGTAATGGCTTACTCGAAGATTTAGATTTTAGTGAATACGATCACCCCTATACGGTTAGCGGTATCACGAATAGTTGGGATACTATAAGCGGCAGCGGTTATTACTATCCTTTAATAGATTACGGAACGTATAGCAGCGGAAAGGTCGATTACGATATTCAAACGTTTCGCCCTGCTTTGTATGTAAAAGAGTACATAGATAAGATGTTTGCAGCGGCTGGCTATAGCTACAATAGTAGCTTTTTTAATAGCAGCGTGTTCAAAAAGCTGATTATTCCTTACAATCGTAAGCAGTTAGAAAAGCAAGGGGCGGATTTACTTACTGCAACAGATGCGGACGACACCTATAACCCTAGCACATCGCCCGCGTTTGCAATCAGCTTCGATACTGCCATCGGTGGGAACTTTACTATTAATGCAGGCAAAAACCTATTTACATACAACGGTACGGACACACTTACCGTGCAAGTCAACTTAACCATGTCGGGAACTTATACAAGCGATGAATTCTTTACGCTTGCTGTAACGCAGAATGGTAATGATATTTTAGGTTTAACGTTTGATCCTGGCACGGATGTACCATATAGCTTTACCCTTAACACCGAAATACAGTTAGTGCCAAACGATGTTATTCGTGTGCAAATACTAAGGGATGCACCAACGGCGGGCATGACGCTCAATGTAACATCTGCAACATTTACGCTAACAGCCGAGGGCGGCGTTGTGCAGCTTGTCGATATTGGGGATCAGCTAGGCATGAACTTTCTTATTCCAAAAGGTATTAGGCAACTTGACTTTTTCAGTTGGATATTAAAGATGTTTAACTTGTATGTGGACGAGAATAGAATCGACGATAAAGAGTTAATTATTGAGCCATATAAAGATTACTACGACTTAGCAAACCAACTAGATTGGACTGACAAGATAGACCGCAGCAAGCCGATTACCATTACACCAATGGGGATGCTTACGTCTAGGTTTTATGAAATGAAGTACAAAGCCGATAATGATTTTTACAATGAAAGTTATACTAAGAAATATAATGAGAATTACGGTGATCGCATCTTTGATTCGGGCTTTCAGTTCGCTAGTGAAAAGCAAACGACGGAGGTAGGATTTAGCGCAACACCGCTAGTGCAATACGATGGCAATGATAAGATACTTGGGGCTATATACAAAAAGTCGCAAGGTAACCAGGTTAATCAGGAAGAGTTAATGGATAGTAACATCCGCATAATGCTTGCAAAGAAAATAACAGGTGCAAGCACATGGAAAATAAAGGATGGCACTACTGATTTAACAACGCTGACAGCATACGGTTATGCAGGCCACTTTGACGATCCCGCCAACCCTACGGTTGACATCAATTTCGGGGCGGTGTTGGAATCGTATGCAGCGTTTGGCAATTACACAGGAAACAATCTTTTTAACGTTTATTGGAGCGCATATATCGCTCAAATAATTGACAAGGATAGCAGGTTAATGAATTGCAGCGTTAAGCTAGATGTACTAGACATCTACCAATTAGATTTTAGCAAACCGCTGTTAATCGATGGTCAGCTGTGGCGGTTGAATAAAATTGAGGACTTTGATCCGGTAACGATTGAGCCGGTTAAATGTGAATTTTTAAAAATAGTATAATGGCAGAAGTAATAGGAGCCAGAGTCGAGGTCGATGCCTCGTCGGTCGGGAATGTAAGAAAGCAGCTTAAAGAGGCAACCGCTGAACTGATTGCAATGCAAACGCAATTCGGCGAAACATCAAAGGAGGCGTTTGAAGCAGCGAAGCGCGTTGCTATGCTTAAAGATAGGATTGAGGAAGCCCGCGAAACGGTGGACTTATTCGATCCGGGTAAAAAGTTCCAAGCGTTCAGCGGTGTTGTTGAAGGTGTTGCGCATGGCTTTACAGCGGTACAGGGCGCGATGGGTTTATTTGGTGTTGAAAGCGAGGAACTAGAAAAGCAGCTTTTGCGCGTTCAATCCGCTATGGCATTAAGCCAAGGACTTAGCGGTGTGCTAGATGCTGGCAAGCATTTCACTCGCCTTGCTGCTATCGTTCGCACTCAGGTTGTTACCGCATTCAGTACATTACGAGGTGCGATAGCTGCGACTGGGATAGGGCTTTTGATTTCAGGCGTTGCGCTACTTATTGAAAACTTTGATACTGTTAAAAAGGTAATTTACGATACATTCCCTGCGCTGAAAGGTTTGTTCGATAACATGGATCGCATTAAGCAGATTGCGCGTGGCGTTGGTGAGGTTATCATTAAGTATGTAACCGGACCGATGAAAGCCATCATCAAGATTGTGCAAGGCGATTTCAAAGGTGCAATCGAGGAAGTAAAAGGAATGTTTCAGATTACTAAAAACTTCCGTGAGGGTGAGGCAAAAGCCATAAAAGCACAAGCCGAAGAAAGGGCGGCAGCCGATGCGGAAAGGTTAAAGAAGGAAAAGGAAAAAGCCGATAAACTTAAAAAGCAACAAGATGCAGCGGCAAAGGCAGCAGCCGAAAAGCGTGCAGCCGAAATCGCAAAAGAGAAAGCTGATTACGATAAACGCAATGCGGATAGGTTAGCACAGGAAAGGAAGTTGCAAGATGACATCAACAAGATACTTGATGGCTATCAAAAAAGCAGGGAAGATGCGGAAGCTGCGTCTGCTGTTCAAAAACTAGAATTGCAAAGGAAACGCGCGATGGATGAGCTTATGATGCTCGGCGCGAATGCTACTCAGTTGCTCGCTGCGCAAAAATATTGGGATGCACAAATTGAAGCGCAAAGGGAAACCGATCGCACAGCGGCATTGCAGAATGCAATGAAAGGGGCAGATAGAACAATTGGCGTTTTGCAAAATCAAGTTGCTACACAAGGTGCAATAAATAAAAAATATGCCGAAGATCAAATCGCAGCGGATCAGGCATTACAACAAGCGAAAGCGCAAATATTACAAGCAGGTTTCCAAGTGTTAGGAGCTATATTCGGGCAAAACAGAAAGCTGCAAGATGCTTTATTTGCAGTAGAAAAAGCCGTTGCCATTGCCAATGTAATCATAAATGCACAAAGGGAAATTGCTGGTTACTTCGCTACTTATTCAACCGCTGGCCCGGCTGGTATTGCGATAGCTGCAAAGTTAGCACTTGCTGCAAAGATAAGGGCAGGCGCAAGCGTTGCAACAATAGCAGCGCAAGCCATTGGAAAATATATGAACCGAGGCGGCGGCGGCGGCGCTGCGGCAATAGGTGGAGGGAATGTTAATGCAGCCGCACCAATCGCAGCTAACCTATCGCCACAAACGCAGTTGCAACTACAAAACCAACAAGCGATAAACAACATGGGTAACCAGGCAGTTCGCGCATACGTTTTGAATTCTGACATTAGGAACAACAACCAGCGTAATGCGTATTTACAAAGGAATAGTAGAATAGGATAAATATGAACATGAAAGAAATACCATTTGCAAAAGGTTATTATGTAGACGAAACAGGAAACGTTTACAATTCAAAAATGAAATGTTTAAAAACAAGACCGCATAAAGATGGTTATTTACAAATTGCCTTTTGGATAAACAATAAAGTTAAAATGTATTTAGTTCATAGATTAGTTGCTTCAGTTTTCATAGAAAATAATGAGAATAAACCATACATAAATCATAAAAATGGAATAAAAACCGATAATCGTGTTTCTAATTTAGAATGGGTAACACCTACTGAAAATGCGAAACATGCATATACAACAGGTTTAAAAAGCGGTAATCATGGTTTTAAAAATGGATATAGTAACATTGTTTTGAATCAAGAAACTGGTATATTTTATACAGTTTCGGAAGCTGCAAAAATTGCAAATGTAAATAGATCAACAATGTCTAAATGGTTAAATAATAAAAGAAAAAATAATTCACATTTTAAATATGCATAATGGAAAAAAAGTTACCAACCTATAAGTTAGTTATAGATGAAAGTTTAGATTCTTCAACCGAAGTTACTGCGGTGGCCTTAGTAGATAACCCTGCAATCGGCGAAAACTTTTTCGCTTTCCGCGCTGAGTTCGTTGAGCCGCGCGAGGGTGAGGAAGAGGACGAGTTTATTTCACGCTGCATACCTGTATTACTCGGAGAGGGCAAGGACGAACAACAAGCCGCTGCGATATGCTACTCGTATTGGAAGCAAAGCCAATTTCACAAGTTCGCAATCACAGACGAAGAGAAGCGCATTGTAGTCGGCCCAGCGATGGTACCTGAGATGCTGATTTATCGCGTTGATCCTGATGGCACGGAGTATAACGTAACATTTGACGCAAAGACAATCGAAGCAATAAGCGAAAAGTTTTTTGTTAAGGGCTTCCAACGTAATGGCAATGAAATGCACGATCCGAGCAAGCCAGTCGATTTAGTGTTCTTCCAATCATGGATTGCAGACGCAAAGAAAGGCATTCCACACATGGAGCAGTTTAAGGACTTGCCCGATGGCACCTGGTACCTTGCTGCGAAGATTTACAGCGAAGAAGCGTGGGCTAAAGTAAAGGATGGCACGTTTAGAGGTTTTAGCGTGGAGGGTTTGTTTGATATGAAGCCGGTGCGAATGTCCGCACAGCCGAACGATGTGCTTGAACAGATCAAGATGCTTTTAAAAGATATTTAACCAAAACCAAACCATGAACATTCTCGCTTTAACGCACAAACACAGCGGATGCGGATACCATCGCGTAATAGTACCGATATCCTTAATGGAAAAGAATTACGCAAAGATTACAGATCAAGTAACTGAAACCACATTCGAAGAGAATAAGTACGATATTGTATTCGTCAATCGAATGTGGGGGCAAGCTGATTTAATCGAACTTAGAAAGCAGCACGGATTTAAGTTGGTACTCGATATGGATGACTATTGGGTGCTAGATCACTTTCACCTTAACTACGAGGACTATCGGCAGTATAATTTTGCAGACAAAATAATCAAGCACATGCGGGAAGCTGACTTAGTTACCTGCACGCATAGCATGCTTGCTGAACGCATTGCTGAGTACAATCCTAATGTGGTAATATGCCCGAACGCTATTCCTTATGGGCATTATCAGTTTAACGATTATCGCTCACCCGAAGAGCGCGTGCGTTTGTTTTGGGCGGGCGGCATTACCCATCAAGAGGACTTGAAGATATTAAATAGGCCGCTGCGTGTAATACAGCAAAGCTATCTTAAAGACAAAGTAAAGATGGTGTTTGGCGGCTTTCACGATTCGAATGAAGTTGAAAGAAAGATATGGCATACAATGGCAGACAGCTTCACAGCGGGCGGTTTATTGCAACACGAGGGTTTGCGTGGAATGAATGTTTTTGAGTATTATTCAATGTTTGCGCAGGCAGATATCATGCTAATACCATTGCGCAAAACGCATTTTAACCAATACAAAAGCAACTTAAAGATTTTAGAGGCAGCGGGCAAAGGAATACCTGTGATTGTTTCAAACGTACACCCATATACAGGTTTTCCTGAGGACTTAGTTAACTATGCTCACAATGAACAAATGTGGCTGCATTGGATGCAAAAGCTAGCGGACAATGCAGATTTGCGTACCGAACAGGGTGCTTTGCTCGCTGAGTATTGTAAAAAGAACTACAATTTTGACGAGATAAATCAGCGTAGAGCGGAAGCGTTTAAATCGTTGATTAACAACTAGTTAGAATAACAATTACATATTTTTTACATTTTTAGTATATATAGCTAATATGAGCAATCCTATCGACATTCTTAAACAAATAAAGGCGATCGTTTTTAATGAATCGCCTGAGGTCGTTGCAGTTGAACAAAAGTTCGATGAATACACCTTAACAGATGGCACACCTGTGATGGTGAGCGAGTTAGTAATTGGCGGCGTGGTAACACTTGCCGATGGAAGCGCGGCGCCCGCAGGCGATCACACTCTTGCCGATGGCACCGTTATCACAGTAGGTGAGGGCGGCGTTATTAGCAATATCGTTGCACCTGCCGAAGCAGTACCTGTTATGGAGGTAACACCTGAAGAGGTTGAAGCTGGCAAGGACTATGAAGAGAAAGAAAAGAAGATGGCCGAGGTTGAAGAGCGCGTGGCTAAGATTGAAGCTGCCGTTGCCAAAGCCGAGCAAGCCATCGCTGGTCTTATCGCACTCGTTGAAACACTTGTTAAAGAGCCATCAACTGCACCTGTTGAAGCTGTGAAGAGCGGATTTAAGCATCAGGCAAAAGTTGATCGCGCCGACAAGATTGCAAAACTTTTTTCAAACATTAAAAAATAAATAAACAATGGCTTTTGAAGTATCAGGTTTAGGGAATTATACCAAAGAGAATATCGACCTTCTCGTAAAAAATTCCTTGTTTGAGGCTCGCACACAGCAGCTTATTATCGCCGAAGGTAACGTAATGCCGGACATTAAAAGTTCAGCTACCGTTAACCGTATGGATACCGATGCATTTTTCCAATCTGACTCAGGTTGCGGATTCAATGCTTCAGGAACCACTGAATTTTCTCAACGCAGTTTAGTGGTGGGCAAATTTAAAATTAACGAAATTCTTTGCCAGAAAGATTTGGAAGCAAAGTATCTTCAGCAAGCACTCCGCGCAGGTGGCACATATGATACCTTAGCTTTCGAGGCTGACTACACCGAGCAGAAAGCTGGCAAGATTGCCGAAGCACTCGAAGTAGCTTTGTGGCAAGCTAACGCAACCGGATCAGCTGGTAGCAATGGTTTGCTGAACAAATTTGATGGTTTAAAAACTATCATTACCGCTGCCGGTGCATCTGTGGTGAATGCAAACGTTACAGGTTTCTACGGATCCGGCGCGCCTATCACTGGCATCTCTACTGGTGCAGTTGCCAAATCAGCTGTAAACGCAGTTATCAAAGCATTGCCTGCTAAGATTCAAGGAAAAAGCGACACCGTTATTTTCTGCGGATGGGATGTTTATACTCTTTTGATCGAAGCATACGTTGACGCTAACCTGTATCATTTCAACCCAGGTGGTAATAACAAAGATGCTCAATCTGAGTTCATCGTTCCTGGTACTGGTTACCGCGTAATTCCTGTGCATGGTTTGGATAACACCAAAGATATCTATGCAATGCGCATGAGCAACATTTTCTTGGGTACTGACTTGCTCGGCGAAGAGAATCAGTTTAAGCTGTGGTATAGCGATGATGATGATAACATCAAATTTGCAGCCCGCGCTAAGATGGGAGTGCAGCTGGCCTTCCCTGACGAGGTTGTGAAGTTCGAAGCGTAATTGATTAACTAACACGGGCGGTCAATAACGGCCGCCCTTTTTAAAATTTATATAACATGGCTTGTGCTTTAACACAAGGTTACAGTTTAGATTGCCGCGACAGCGCTGGAGGAATAACGGAGGTTTATTTCATTGAGAAATCAAACGTTAGCAGCATTGCCGAAGCGTCAGGTGTTGTAACTGGTTTAACAAAAGCAGCCGGTAAGCGTTTTTGGAAGTATGAGCTTCCTAAGCAAACTGGTTCTTTAACTGAAACCATTACACCTTCGACTGAAAACGGTACAGTATTTTATCAATCTGAACTTGCAATCGTAATTAACAAACTCGCTGCATCAGTAAGAAACGAATTGCGCCTATTGGCACAAAACGTACTGATCGCAGTTGTAAAAGATAACAACGGAAAGTATTGGCTCGTCGGCAAAGAACGCGGCGTGGATATGACCGAATCAACTAGCGGAACTGGTACAGCTTATGGAGATAGAAGCGGATACACGCTGAACTTTATGGGCATGGAGCCAGAGCCGATGTTGGAGGTCAACAGCACCGTAGCCAACGCGCTCGAAACAGCAGGGTAGTGTTCATGGTTTTTAATTTTGGTTTTGCCCGCCTGAATCTTCGGGCGGGTTTTTTGTATATATAGTATAAGATGTTCAAACTAACAAAAGGAAGTACAAGCACAATAATTTGCACGCTGACTGAAAAGGTAACTATCAGCGAGGCCAATTATTTATTTGTGTTTACATCAAGAGCGACGAATGAAGTGGTAAAATTTGTAGTTTTGAACACAGCTGACTTGTCAACCAACCCGCAAAGGTGGAATGAATTTAACATTGTTGTAAACACTTACTTTCAAAACGAGCCGGTAGGTTGGTGGACATATCAAATATATGAGCAGGCAAGCACAACTAACACAAACGTTTCACTTGCAGGCGCGTTAATAGAAAAAGGGTTGATGCTGTTAACTGATAGCACAGGCACAGCATTCACGCAATATAATCAGGACATAAACTTTACAATGTACGATGCAGGATAATAAAAAATACGGCCTTTCATTTATCGCGTTTGCGGATGTGAAACTGCCACAGCTTATTGAAAAGAAAGGCGAGGGATGGATTCGTTTCGGAGAGAATAACGACTATCCCGATCACTTGCTTCGCATGTTTAATAAAAGCAGCAAGCACAATGCGATCGTACTAGGTAAAGTCAACTATATTGTGGGCAATGGCTTTCAAGATGCACCCGCGCCGAATCCTGAAGAATCGATGGATGACTTGTTAAAGAAAACAGCTACCGACATTGAAACATTTGGCGGCTGCTATCTTGAACTGCATTACAATGCACTTGGAGATGTTGCGCATGTTTATCATGTGCCGTACAATAAGGTGCGAAGTAATAAAGAAAATACGCAGTTTTGGATTCGTGAGAATTGGCAAGAAGTTAAGTATCGCAACACCGAAACAATAAGAATGGGTTACAACCCTGCGCGCGGTGTTGAAGATAATGTGCAGATTTTGTTCTACAAAGAATACCGCCCAGGTTTAGAAACATATACATACCCAGGTTATGTAGGTGCGTTGAACTGGATTGAAACTGACATAGAGGTTTCTAAATTCCATTTAAGCACCGTAAAAAATGGTATGTTCTCTTCAAAGTTCATTAACTTTTATCAAGGCGTACCTAGCGAAGAGGAACAGCGCGAAATCGAAAAGAATTTTAAACGCAAATTTACAGGCAGCGAAAACGCGGGCGGCATTGTTATTGGTTTCAATAACGATCCTGCAAAAGCACCGACCGTTGCTGATTTATCAAACACCGAACTTGACAAGCATTTCGATGTACTAAACAAAACGATTCAGCAAGAGATATTCGTTGGGCATCAAATTACTAGTCCGATGTTATTCGGCATTCGTACTGAGGGGCAACTCGGTGGCCGTGCTGAGATCATGGAAAGTTATGAGATTTTTAAGCAAACGTACATTAATGACAAGCAGCAAGCCATAGAACGTTTGTTTACTGATATCTTCGGTAAAGAAATGAAAATTACCCCTATTGAGCCGATTGGTTTTCAATTAAGCGAGCAGGCGTTATTGCAGATTGCACCCAAAGAATGGTTATTAGAAAAGGCTGGCATCGATGTAAGTAAGTACCCATCTGCTCAAACACCAACAGCCGAGCCGGAACAACAAATGGTGAATGAAGCCATCCGTGGGCTTAGTGGTAGACAATACCAACAGCTTATGCGTATTGTGCGTGAATATAGCAAAGGAAAGCTAACACTCGAAGCAGCCCGCGCATTGATGCGTAGCGGTTATGGACTTAATGCGGAAGAGATTGATACCTTATTGGGTGTGAATGAAACCGAAGCAGCTTTCAGCGATGATATTGAAGATTTGGTACTTGTTGAACTTTCAAAAGTTGGTGAAAGCAAGCAGTCGTACAATGTAGTGCGTTCAGTGAGCAGACATAAATTTCAAGAAGATATTACCATGCTCGAAGCAAGCGTGCTTGACTTGATACAAAAAGACAAGCGCATAACTCCTGAAGTGATTGCTGAGGTGTTGGAAATTGAAGTGGAAAGCGCGCGCCGTGTGATTAGCAATTTAGAGGACAAAGGAATAATCACAGCAAAAGCTACCCGCATTGATGATGATATAATCATCGAGCGCGAAGCAGTAAAGCCACTAAGTAAGATTACAGACAAACGCCCTGAAATAACAGAATTCCGCGTGTTGTATAGTTATGAAGTGCAGCCAGGCGTGGGGCCATCAATCATTGCAGGAACGCGCAACTTTTGCCGCCGACTCGTTGAAATGGACAAGCTATACACACGCGGTGAAATCGAATCGATCAGCCGCCGTTTAGGTTATTCAGTATGGGATCGCCGCGGTGGATGGTGGACGCAACCTGATGGCGAGCGTTCAAAATCATGCAGACACGAATGGCGTGCTAACTTAGTAGTAAAAAGAAAATAATGAAAGATACTTTATTCATACAGCCGCGCAACATATACGAGCGCACACAGGTACATAGTAACATTGACGATAAAATGATAGTACCTATCATAAAGGTTTGTCAAGATATGTATATTCTGCCAAGCGTTGGTACTGCCTTATATAATAGGTTGCAAGACGGCATCGACAATAACAACCTAACAGCGGACGAGGAAACCTTATTAAAGGACTACATTCGTGATTCGCTTATTTACTACGTTGTAAGTGAGTTACCTTTGACGCTTTCATATCAGTTTTGGAATAAAGGCGTTTTGAAAGGTACCGCGCAAAATAGCGAAACCATACCACAAGCGGAATTGTTTGACTTGCAAGCTAAGTACAAAAACTTTGCGGAATACTACCGCCAACGCCTTATCAAGTATTTAATAGAGGAAAGCGGTAACGGAGCGAAGTTCCCTGAATATATTAACCCAGGTAGCCGTGCAGATACTATTGTTCCTGTGCGTAATGGTTACAATACAGGAATATGGCTAGGTGCAACACCCGAACGCCGCAACCCTTACAACCCCGACGAATACATAACCCATTGCAATGGAATATAACGCATCCGTAATTAAGAAATTAAAAAAATATCTAGCGCAAAATGCCGATCAGCTTAAATCAGATAGTAGCAAAGCAAAAGGAAATAATGTCCGCACATCGGCAAGTGAGAACGGTAAGATACGACAATCCGGCAAGCTACACGGTAAACGAGATTAAGGATGTAACCTATCCTGCGGTTTTCTTTTTTCACAATAACACCGCAATCGATGGTAAGCAGAAAACCTATTCTTTTATTTATACCATTGCCGATATTTACCATCAGGATGGCATTACTACTGAACTCGAAGTTCACAGCGATACCGAGCGTATTGCAGACGATATACTAAGTCAACTAGATTGGCAGCTTCAACCCTGGCAGCTTCGCCGCGCTGCGACACTAGAGTATTTTAGAGATGATTTTGGGGATGTACTTGCAGGCGTTACGTTTCAGGTCGATTTGATTGTTGACTATTCGTATGATGCGTGCGACTTACCTAGCACCTATGAACTACCATCAAGCAGTTTTGTATATATAAACACAGCACGCTTTATGACTTTGTTAGATACCATTATTCCCACAACGCAGGCGACATACAGCTTCAATAATGATTTGTTGCAGTTCCCGCCATTTGTTTTTGTGGATGGACTATTGCTAACCTATGTACCGCAATCGGACAGACGATATGCTGTGCATAACCAAACAGCAAGGACAGTTGAAATCATTGGCGGTGTTCGTGAAGCAGAAAATGTACGCATAATTATATAAGAAATGATTGGGAACAGATTTTACACATGGTTTAAGAATTATTATCAATGGGTTGGCGGTGCGTTCAACGAAACGCTATTGCTACCCTTAGTTCGTGCAACTAGCGGCCTGCGTGCTGGTGCTATTCGTTACGATGAAGTTACCGACACCGTAGAAACGTACGATGGCACGAATTGGAATCCTATTCCTAGCGCATCGGGGTTTGTACCAACATCGCGTACCATCACAATAAACGGAACAAGTCAGGACTTATCAGCGAATAGGATTTATACAGTAGGCGATGTTCGTACCGATCAAACGTATACAAACCCAGCGTGGATAACCGCGCTTGCATGGTCAAAAATTACTAACACACCTACATCATTAAGCGGTTATGGCATTACCGATGGCGTGGTAACTGGTCGCACATTAACAATAAACGGAACAAGTCAAGACTTATCAGCGAATAGAACTTTCAATGTAGGCACGGTTACAAGCGTGGAGCTATCTGCACCCGCTGCATTTAACGTATCGGGCAGCCCTGTTACATCGAGCGGCACGCTTGCACTAACAGCGGCGGGGCTTGCTTCGCAGTATGTGCGCGGCGATGGCACCTTGGCAAACTTCCCTACAACGCAAGGCGGTGGAAGTTCTGTAAGTTACTATTTAAACGGAAGCGTTAATCAGGGAACTTTTGGCGGCTCGACATACTATGAAATGAATCGCACGCCTATACTTGGCGCGGGCACTAACTTTTCACGCAATACAGATGGGTACATTGCTTCATTCATTACAGATGCGAACGATCCGGGTTTCACAGAAATACCTGGCGGCAACTTTAACCTAGAACTCTACTTTAGCGCATCTAGTGGAGGCGGTACACCTACTTTTTACGTTGAACTATACAAATATGATGGCACTAACTTCACACTAATTGCAAGCAATCAAACCAGCCCCGATACGATTGTAGGGGCAACAAAAGATGCATATTTCACAGCAATAGCTGTTCCTCAGACATCTTTAACCATTACTGATCGGCTAGCTATTCGCGTTTATGTTACAGTTTCAGGAAGGACAATCACTTTCCATACTGAAAACAATAACTTAGCGCAAATCATTACCACATTCAGCACAGGCATAAACACGCTTAATGGTTTAACCAAGCAAGTGCAGTTTTTGACTACTGGAACAGGTGGAACGGATTTCAATATCAATTCAACAAACAGCACGCACACCTTTAACATTCCTACCGCATCGGCAACGAATAGAGGCGCGTTGAGTTCAGCGGATTGGGCTACCTTTAACGCGAAGCAAGCAGCCCTCACCCTTACAACTACAGGAAACAGCGGCGCGGCTACGTTGGTAAATTCAACGCTGAATATTCCACAATATACAGCCAGCGGACTGGGTGCGGTACCTACATCACGCACGCTAACCATCAACGGAACAGCGTTCGATCTTAGTGCGAACCGCTCATGGTCTGTAGGCACCGTGACATCGGTGGGGCTTACAAGTGCAACAAGCGGCGTGACGATCACCGATTCACCTGTGACAGTTAGCGGAACGATCGGCATTGCCATTGCAACCGCCAACGGCTCACAGCAAGGTTTACTATCTTCAACCGATTGGGCTACCTTTAACAATAAGCAAAACACGCTTTCACTTACAACGAGCGGAACAAGCGGCGCGGCTACCTTAATCGGTGCAACGCTGAATGTACCACAATACCAAGCGCAAGGCAATTACATCACTTCATTAACAGGCGAAGCAACCGCAAGCGGGCCGGGCGCTGCATCTGTAACACTTAGCACAACGGCTGTAACTGGCAAGCTGCTTACTGGGTTGAACCTATCAGGTGGTGGCACTATCGCTGCGACTGATAGCATCTTGCAAGCATTCGGCAAGGTGCAGAATCAAATCAGCGCAATGGTTGGCGGCGTGATGTATCAAGGTACATGGAACGCATCAACCAACACACCAACCCTGACGAGTTCAGTAGGAACGAAGGGAAATTACTATATTGTTGATGTATCAGGTACAACTAACCTCAACGGCATTACAGATTGGCGCGTGGGTGACTGGGCAATATTTAATGGCAGCACTTGGGATAAGGTGGACAACACCGATGCAGTTAGTTCGGTGAATGGCTTCACAGGCGCGGTTAGTTTGACAACTAGCCACATCGCCGAAGGTACTAACTTGTACTACCTAGACAGCCGCAGCCGTACAGCAATCAGCTTAACTACAACAGGCAATAGCGGGGCTGCGACTTATAGTAGCGTGAGTGGTATTATTAACGTGCCTCAATACACGCTAAGTGGGTTGGGTGGCGTACCTAGCACGCGACAGCTAACAATCAATGGCACAGCGTTCGATCTGTCGGCTGATCGCAGCTGGAATGTGGGAACTGTTACAAGTGTAGGGCTTAATAGTACAACAAGCGGGGTTAATATAACCAACACACCTGTAACTGGTAGCGGCGCGCTTACTATTAACATCGCTACTGCTTCAGGCTCACAGAATGGTTTGCTTAGTTCAACTGACTGGACTACGTTTAATAATAAGCAGAATGCGCTCAATGGTACAGGTTTTGTAAAGATCAGCGGAACTACAATAAGTTATGACAATAGCACTTATTTAACTACAAGTGCAGCGGCATCTACTTATGTGCCATATATAGGCGCGACTAGTAGTGTTGGACTTGGATTATTTTCTCTTTCTGCAAATGGCATTGACATTAATGGAACTGGATCGCAAGGAGGCATACTTTCATTTGCACAATACGGAGCATCTTCTACAGGGCGCGGAGGTTTTACAACCATTAACGCAATAGGGCAAAACAATTTATGGATTAACTTTGCACAAGCAGCTGCAATAAGATCAGTAGTTTTAGATTCAAGCTCAATCTCAGATGGGGCGCAAAGATTCTACACCCTACCAAACGCATCAGGCACCCTCGCCCTCACAAGCAACATCAACTCAGCGGTGAGTGGTAGCACAGGGCAGGTAGCATACTTCAACGGAACGAATAGCGTAACAGGTGAAAGCAATCTGTTTTGGGATGCGGCGAATGATCGGCTGGGGATTGGTAAGAATAACCCTGCAGTTGCATTGGATGTGGTTGGTTCGGGTACTTTTAGCAGTAGTGTGACTGCTAATAGTTTTGTTGAAATTATAGGCGATTTAAGATTTAATTCAAATTCTGCTGATAGAATTATTTATTTTAGAGGTGTTGCTGGAAGCCCTGATACTAACTGGAAAATGGGTAACTATTTAACTCCAACAGGTGCAGGCATTGTAACATTAGCTGCGACAGTTATAGATGTTTTTGGTGGGGCATCAGGTTATGGATTTATGGTTAGAAATACTAACAATACATCCTTATTCGAAATAGAAGGTAGCACAGGTGTTGCAAGACTATCCGGCAACCTCGGCTTGGGAGTAACACCGAGTGCGTGGGGGAGTATTTTTGTTGCTACACAAATTGGGGTTTCTGGTTCATTTTTGCTTGGTAGAACTGATGCAATT